AGGGTGCTACATGGCCTTATGAGGTTGAGGTTGAGATAAAGCACCCAGAGGGTGAGGTCCAATATAAATTCCCAGCGGGTACACCGTTCTTGGGTATCATTTGGGAGCCTTGGGCTTGGGAGCTAATCAAGTCAGGCGAGATTCGTGGTCTGTCTATTGGTGGTACAGCCCAACGTACCGAGCTAGACCTATCTAAGTTGGATTATGACCCAACTGGAACCGTTGAATTCTCCAAAGAGGCTCCAAGCAAAGGTGATTTTGTAAGTTGGAACAGCTCAGGCGGTAGAGCTAGGGGAAAGATTGACCGTATTGTACGTGACGGTGAGATAAAAGTACCAAATAGTAACTTTACAATCACTGGCGATGACGATAACCCCGCCGCTTTGATAACTGTATGGCGTGAATTTGCTGATGGTTGGAAAGCCACAGATACAAAAGTTGGTCACAAGCTAGGCACCCTTACAATAATTTCAGCCCTAAACAAAAACGCACCGTTTATCGAGGCTTCTGATTACGCTGAGGCCGTTGAATTTGCTAAAGAAGCGTACATGATGACCGAGCCAACTAAAGAGGGGTTGGCAGCGGAGCTATCAGACCTACTAGGAGAGGTAGTTGCGTTCAAATTTATCGCTCAGGGCTTCAGCTGGAACGTGAGTGGACCAGACTTTCAGCAATTCCACAGTTTATTCTGTGACGTGTATGACGAAGCCGACAAGTCAATGGACGTAATAGCCCAAAACATCCGCAAACTAAACTTTGACGCCCCGTTTATGCTCTCAGACTTTATGGGTGAGGTCGCATCACTTGACATACCAGACACAAATGACCCTATCGTTATGGCTAAGGTACTTTACATAGCCAACGAGCAGGTTAGAAGTTGTATTGTTGCTGGTTATGCCCTAGCTACTAGTATCGGTGAGCAGGGTGTAGCAAACTACTTGGCTGAACTACAGAGCAAACACTCGGAGTGGCAGTGGAAATTACGCTTAGTAGTAGGCGATGATTTTGCTGATGCTTATGAGGTAAACATAGATGCCGCCCGTAGGTTGTTGCAGTTGAATCTAAACAAACATCTTTCAGGACAGCACGACCAGAGTACCCATGGAAAGGGTGGCTACGCAGGTATCCGCTCACGCAGAGCAGGGGCAATAAACAAAGGTCAGACCAAAAAGCCTCTACCAAGAGATGCCGAGGGTCGTGTAATAAACCCAGAAGCCACTGGTGGCTACAAAGCTGGTATACCCGAAGAGGTAACTTATAGAAACACAGTTCTTACACCAGAGCACTCCTTATGGCATCACATGGAGTCTGACGGTAAGGGTGGTTATCAAATCACTAAAGAGCGTAAAGAATTACATAATAAAATTATAGAGGATGCTACTAGAAATGTTCCTGTATCAGATGACCCTGCTTTCAACCTATTAGGTGGTGGCCCAGCATCTGGTAAGTCTACGGCTGTAAGGACTGGACTAACTGGATTCCCTGATGGCGACAACGCCGTACAAATAAACGCCGATGACATAAAAAGCGAGTTGGGCGAATTTGAGCGTATGCGTATGAGCTCCAGTGACGATGACTTTTTCAACGCCGCTGCCTTTAGCCATGAGGAGTCATCCCTAGTTGCCAAAGACATACAAAAAGTTGCCTTTCTCAATAGACAGAGTGTAGTATTAGACGGTACAGGTAATAGTTCTATTGAGAGCCTTGCTGGTAAAGTAGACGCAGCCAGAGCCAGTGGATACAAGGTAAAGGCTGCCTACATCACCATACCCACATCAGATGCCCTAAACCGAGCTAACAGCAGGTCTTTAGGAGAAACTAGCCGTAGGTTTGTTCCAGACTCGGTAGTCGTTGGTACACACCGAAGTGTATCTCAGGTGTACCCAGAGGCGGTATCTAGGGGACTATTTGACGACATCAGACTGATTGACAATACTGGCTCCTCGCCAATCTTGATTGCCAGTACACAAGACGGTCAGCACATTGTAGCCGACCAAGGACTGTACGATGACTTTTTAGCTAAAGGAAACTGATAGGAAAAAATGATAGAAGATAGCAACGACAAAAATAAAATGATGCTGGCGGCTACGCTAAACACTGGCCTAGATGGTTCGGGTGTAGAGAACACTGCCAAAAATCGTAAGTTCTTTGCTGCTCTAATTGAGGAGCTAGATGCCTCTCCTATTGGTGTAATGGTATCCCCAGTTTTTGAGTGGCCCGATGATACCTATGATGAGTTGTCTGCCAATAGTGACAAAGCATGGGGAGCACCAAGAACCCTAGAGCAAATGAAAAAAGGTAACTAAATGAGATTCCCTTTTGACAAGCCACAGCCAAAAATTACAAGCGGTTTTGGATGGCGTATACATCCTATTTTGAAATACAAAAAGCATCATAACGGGATAGACTACGGTGTAGCTGTTGGAGTTCCAGTTCACGCTATTGACGGCGGTACAGTGATTACGGCAGGTCCGTCTAAACTCAAGTTCCCTGACGGTGAACCCGCTGGTGGTGGCTACATAGTACAGATACGTCACAAGGTAGACGGCGAGTGGATTACATCAAGCTACATGCACTTGCGTAAAAACTCTATACGTGTAAAAAAAGGTGACAAAGTTTTAGAGGGTACTGTAATCGGGCTGTCGGGTAACACTGGAGAATCAACAGGGCCACACCTACACTTTGAGATTCAGCGTGGCAAGCAATACATCTACACCAACAACGGTACTCGCTACACAGAGCCAGTTAGCTACATCAAGACCCAAATTGCTTTGGACAAAATCAAGAGATGAACTGGCTAGACTCCCTTTTCCTACTCAAAGAGGAAAACTCTAAAGGCAGGGGTCCATCTTGGCGTTTCAGACGCAAACTAATTTTTGGTAGCTACCGCATTGGCGTAGTAATGATTGTGTTTGGGATGTTTACCTTTATCTGGGACAGGTCAGTAAGCGTGCAATTAGTTGTTGGCGGTGTTGCACTTATCTCAATCATCCTTACCGCTTATACTGCTAGTGCTACATTTGAGGATGTCAAGTTATACCAACCAGAAAGAGAAGAAGAAGATGTTTGATTTCAAGCCTGAAACACGAAAGCTGATTTATGGTGTCATCGCAGCAGTTGTACCATTACTAGTTGCCTTTGGAGCCATCACCAACGAAGTTGGGCAGACCGTTCTAAACGTAACAGCCGCCTTACTAACAGTTGCTGGGTCTGCTCTAGCCATCAAGAACGTTCCAGCAGAAGATTAGAAAACTAACACCAGACGAGAGGGCTTGGCGGTCTGTATCCGAAAGGGATTGGCAGAACCAAGTCCATCGTTTGGCTTTTTCTAGGGGTTGGAAATACTATCACGCCCCAGATAACAAACCAATAAATGGCAGAATACAAAAGGTAATTCCGGGATTTCCTGACCTAGTGCTTGTCAAGGAAAAACGCCTAATCTTTGCTGAGCTAAAAAAAGAGGTTGGTAGAACCACCCCTGAACAAGACTCTTGGTTAGCCGCTCTAAAGGCCACAGGAGTAGAGGTATACATCTGGCGACCATCGCAGTTGCCAGAGGTCGTTCAAATACTACAAAAAAAACCAGAATAAACGACACGCTACTAAGCTAATGGCTGGTTACCATGTATGCTGAAACAGACAGATAGTCAAACAACTTAGCGAAAGCGGTAACAAACAATGCCCCTAAAGGATGTTCTAACCCCACCCGTAAAGCAAAGACCCGCTAACTGGTACGACAGCATGAAAGCCACCTTGGACGAAGCAGACCTAGAGTGGCTAGATGCTTGCCTAGAAAATAAAGCCTTATTCTCTGGTGCTTACATAGCTGAAAAATTGACCCAAGCAGGGTATCCAGTATCAGCTACGACAATCAACCAGACACGTAAGCAGAATCGTGGCTAGTCTGAAAGACCACCTAACTACCCCAACCGCAGACGAACCAAAACCAATTCCCCCTCAGATTAGGGCAACCGAGTTTGATGGCACTAGAGGCTTTATACAGACAGGCCCACTAGCTACCGCACCACGCTTTGACGAAGTGCTTGAGATGTTTGGGTACGACCCAAGAGAAGTCCGAATCATCGGGACACTAAAAACATCTAAATGGCAACAGCGTGAAGATGGCGAGTGGCTACACTCATACCGCTTTGCTATTGGCCCAGCATCAACAGTTGCTATGGATGACGTCATGGCTTCAATCGGTAAGCGTAAATTTACCCCAAGCGAATCCAAGGGTGACGCTGTTTACCACTGGCTGGCTGGTGACTTACAGCTTGGCAAGATAGACGGTGACGGAACTCAAGGCATAGTTGATAGGGTCTTGTCATCTATTGACAATGGTGTCAAGCAACTAAAAACACTACGTAAGACTGACGCCATCGGCATGGTACATCAGGCATGGCTTGGAGATTGTGGTGAGGGTAATGTATCCCAAGGCGGTAAGTCTATGTGGCGTACAGAGCTAACGGTTACAGAGCAGTACCGCTTGTTCCGTAGGTTAGCCCTTTATGCTATTGACGCTTTTGCCCCACTCGTAGAGCGTCTAGAGATAGATGTTGTGAACGGTAATCACGATGAAGTTCAACGCCTACCAGTTGCCACCAGACCAGATGACGGTCATGCTACTGAGGCCATGATTGCTTTGTCGGATGCTTTGCTAATGAACCCAACTTCTTACGGTCATGTACAAATCTATGTTCCTAACAAAGACGAGATGACGCTAACTAGGCAAATTGGTAATTCTGTCTTTACCCACGCTCATGGTAACCAATGGGGTAAGGGCAAAGCTTTTGAGTGGTGGGCTAAACAAGCCTTGAACAACCACTCGGCAGGAGCATCCCAATTCTTGCTTCACGGCCACGAACATGAGATGCACATGCAAGCCAAAAAAGAGCGTGTAGTTATTTGTGTGCCAACGTTTGAATCTGAGTCTAGCTACTGGCGTCACAGACATGGCGACATAGCTAGGACTGGGGCCTTGTCAATGATTACAGACGGAATGGAATTTAGTAATCTTTCGATAATCTAATGGGAGTGTCAAACCTTTTAGTTATCAGGCAACGAACTAACCTGCCTTTACGGGCTTGTTATGGATTCGTCAGTCACTAAAACCACAAATGGAAGCGACTGCACAGGGGTTCAATTCCCCTCAAGTCCACTTAGTCGTCTGTTAGTAAGAAGCTAACTAGGTCTGGGTTATCTCTCAGAATCAAAATTAGTGGCTCCTCGACCAAGCCAATCCAGTAATGCTCCCAATCCTCGTAACTAGTAGATTTGTGTGGCCTATGTGAGCCACCAAATGTAAACCTAATTGCGTGTAGGACTTCATGTAGCAGGGTAACTCGCCTGACGGAGTTGGACATATCGGCATCTAAGACAATCACATTATCTTTATCTATTGTGAAACCATAAGTGCCATCTATAAATTCGGAGTTATGCTTACGCTTCTGCTCGGTAATCTCCCAGATTTGGCTACCCACCTTGACGGATTTAGGCAACAACATAAGTCCTCTGCTCTCTACAGTTGGTGATTTACGCCCACATTAGCACCCTTGGTAGGTATTTACCCTAAGACGCACCCAAAACCCCCGTACGAGGCGTACAAGGGCGGTCTGCGTGTCGGATAAGGCTCATTACCTAAGTAAAACAAGAATTGAACCATGGTAGAAAAGCGGCTGTCCCAGCTCACTGAGGCTGACCTGAACAAAATGGTTGGAATTGACATTGGATTCCAGCAGATTGAAAAGGGCATACTTACAGACTTTTATGGGTCACTAGACAGTGAGGAAAACGCTGTTGTTGCTGTTGAGATTGATAATAACTTGACTTTTTTTCTAGCCTCAAATAGTAAAATACTTGTAGCACCCTAGTCGTACTATTTATTTGTTGGGGTATTCAATACTGATTCTTGATTGTAAGAATTCTGCACAATAGCCATAGCCGCTTGGTAGCCACTGTCCCACGCTGGATTGTCCTCAACCACACCATTGTCATCTGGCATCTGGGTCAGCTCAAAGTACCCAGTCAAAGCTTCTAAGGTACGGTACTGGGCGTGTAATGCTCCCTCTCTGTAGTCAGTAGATTTCTTTCTGGTCCATGTACGGATACGGGTCAGCCAGTCCACCCACCGCTGACGCTCCTGCTTACGGCCTTCTTCTATACCCTCTACCCAATATCTTTTTTCTATGACCGACATCTCTACTTACCCCTAACAAATTCAATAGTGGACTTTATCCATGTACACACATCACAGTTATTACCAGTAGATTCTTGATAGCTACACTGCTCCAAGTGTGGTTCCAGTACGGTAAGTATTCGGCTTCTCTCGGTGTACATACCTTGGTTGAAGGCACGAACACTACTGGTGACGATTATGTCCTGTAAATCACTCATCGGGTAGCACCTTTATTTCCTTGACTAGTTGGATTGTTCTAACCATATTCTTGGTTTGATTCATAGTCCCCAGCACCCGTAAGACCTGTCGCTTCATAAGTGCCTTACCAGCTAGGATACCCTCTTGTCGGGCTATGGCAAAATTATATTGGTGAGGGTTATAGTCCTCTAGGTCTGATGTCATTTTTCCCTTTTCATAAAATTTAGAATAACTTTAGATTTGAGAAATTTTGGTCTCCAGAAATACCTGTACTGATTACGAAGCCATAGATACTCTAGCTTCCAATTTGGCCACTTCTTTTTAGCCCTATGTTTTGCTCTTGTCATAGTCACCCTCCTCTCCATCTATCAGGGAATTCAAGACGACCCTGAAAGCGTCTGACGGGGTAAATAAAGTTGTTTCAGAGATGTCGGCGTAGTCCTTTATGGTAGCCATGACTTTATTTTGCATAGCTATGACTCCCTCTTTATAGCCAAGGCTATGAGCCAGAATCATGGACTTCTCTACTACTTCGTAGAGTTCGGTCTTTGCTTTATCATCCATTAGTTACCGCCTGACGATACCGTTAGAAGCCAGATGACTTGCTGTACAGCCCATAATCCAAATACCATGAAGGCAATACCTTTTAGGATGGTTAGTAACGCACGTAGCTCCGAGCGAAATGTTGCTTTCATTTTTTCCTTTCAAGACCCAGTGTAGGTGCTAGACCCTATCTAGTCCAGACTTATCAGAAATTAGTTTGAGCAGTTTGTTATACTCACGCTTTAGCTCCTGATTGGTACGTAGGAACTCGGACTCAAAGCCGCCATACCACATAACAAAGGCAGGAGCCTCGGTGTCGGTTTCGGGGTAATACTCAAGGGTCGTGTTGTCACCAGTATCGGCTAACTCAACATTTGCCGTTACCTCATCCAGCTCGTAAGCCACCCAACCCATACTCTGGGCTTTTTCTAATGCCTTATTTGATACCACTACTTATCCTTTCAGTTTGTTGTGAATGTAAGTTTTATAGGACTGTACCTAACCCGTTGCTGTGCCTCGGACAAAGTTGGGTTTGAGTAGTTTACCCACGCCCCGTCAATAGGTACAAACATCTTGCAACTACCAGATTTTATCCTAAACCGTTGGGCATCTAAGCCATAATGTTGGGCGATGTTGTTTCTAAGCTCGGTGTATTTGGAGGTAAAGTCTTTTACATCACTAATTACTATCTCAAAAGTTTTTGCCATGCCCCTACACCTTCTCTTTTACTGACTGGTCTTGGTTTAGCTTTTTGCATACCGCTTGGGCTTTGTGCCACTCGTCTGAGGGCCAAGACAGGCCGTTTACTGACTTAGTAACTATCTGATTGCCGTTCATTTCATAGATGGCGTACTCGCCTTTACCAGATGCGGGATTGTAATGACCCCACACCCGATAATGAATTCCAGTTTGGTCCATTAGGCATCCACCTTACTTACTACTCTCCAGCCAAAATCCTCACAGACATAAGCGTTGCCGTCTACCTCTACGATGTCACCAACCGAGATTGCGGTATGGCCCCTGTCCTTGGCGGCAAACTTCTCTAGACGCTCAAAGTATTCGCCCTGATAAAGATTGGTTGCCTTATAGATTTCCTCACAAACATCTAGGTCTGTGGTGTCATCGTCAAAAGGCACAAGGTCAAAATACTCAACCTCTTTACGGGCGTATGGCATTGACGGGTGGTTTAGGGTGACCCACGTAACCTTTACTCCAACTAATTTTTCCATGGTTACCACCTGCCACTTTGGGCGAACGCCTTGGTTTCTTCTATGGTGTCAAAATTGTACTGGGCATAATTGTCGCCCACTACAAACTGGCCACCTTTAGAATGTTCCTTTATGAAACCAACTATGGTGTCCGAGCCGTCTATGTCCTTGTAAACCCAGTAGTCCCACCAGCTATTACTAGTGGTTGCGTTTTCTATTTTTATACCCTTGGCTACTGTGTAATAGGTTTTGTACATTTCTTTCCTTTCATCGAACGAACCTTACAACATAAGTATTACAGAATTTAGGATAAAAAGCAAGTTATAGATAGGGTAATTTTGCCCAGTAGATAAAGGGTATTTTTAGGGTTTCTAGGGGACTTTTCTAATAACAGTTAGTTCTTGGGCGTGTCAGATAGAACTTAGCGATACTTATTCTCTACATTTAGATAGAACCAAAGAAGGATGTATGGGAAGACCTGCAAAAAAACTAGTAAACCTTGAAGTTTTAGAAACTTCTGGCGTGGATAGAGCAGCACATCTCCACGATGGTTTTCTAGTAATGAAAAGTGCTAACGAAACAAACCTAGTTAAAGCCCAACTGCTAGAGGCATTGGGCAAGTCCAAGGAGGACAATTTGAGTTCTGTACAAGAGCAGATTGAACTTGCGGTTTCTAAAGCAGTAGGCGAATACGAGGAAAAGGTTGCTGGACTAGAATCAGCACTTGAGGCTGCAAAGAACCAAGCAGCCGACCTCGCAGTAAAGCTTGAAGAAATTCAGGCTATGCAGACTGGTAAAGATTCTGACGAGGTAATGGCTGAGGCGATGATGTCTGAAAAGATGGAAGACATGCCTGAAGAAGTAGCAAAATCCATCAAGGCTCTACCCCTAGAGCAACAGGATGTAATGGTAAAGGCTTTCAAGGCTCAGGCTGAGGAAGTACGTAAGGCAACAGATGAAATTCGCAAAGAGCGAGAGATTCGTCTAGATGCTGAGGCTGTTACCAAGTCCAAAGACACCTTCAAGAGTGTCGGAATTGACCACGATGTAGTAGCACCTGCTATGCGTCGCTTGGCTGAAATCAACCCAGCTCTTGCTAAGACAGTAGAAGAAGTCCTACTTGCAGCAGACGCTCAGGTTTCGGAGTCAGGCTTGCTAAAGGAATTTGGCACAGCTTCTACTTCTACCGCATCTGTCCTAGATGAGGCAAAGACCCTCGCAAAGTCACTTGTTGAGAGTGGCGTTGTAAAGACCATTGAGCAGGGTATCGAGCGTGTTCTAGACACCAACCCTGACCTAGCAAAGCGTTACGCACAGGAAGGCACTAACTAATGGCTTTTGAATATGTAGATTCACAGAGCAAAATCTCTATCGCTGCGGGTGCAGACCTATCCACCAAGCAGTACACATTTGTCAAATTGAGCGGTTCTGGAGTTATCTCCGCTGCTGCTGCTACTGATGTTCCAATCGGAGTTCTCCAGAACGCACCTACATCTGGAAAGACCGCCGAAGTATCCGTAGATGGAATTACAAAGCTAAAGGCATCGGCAGCAATTTCTGTTGGAGCCTTAGTTGGAACCACCTCTACTGGAACAGCCGTAGCACTCACCGCTGGAACTGACACCACTAAGTATGTTCTAGGTCAGGCAATCACTGCTGCTGGAGCTGCTAATGACATCATTACAGTTGCTATTGACTGCAAGTCCCCAAACCGCGCGGCTTAAGAAGGAGATTCTCTAAATGCCACAACCATCAATCAATCAGGTACACGTTGATGCGATTCTAACCAACGCATCTGTTGCCTACATCCAGTCTGCCGACAACTTCATTGCAACGAAGGTATTCCCTATCGTTCCTGTAGACAAGCAGAGCAACCTGTATTTCAAGTACACCAAGGAAGATTGGTTCCGTGACGATGCACGCCTACGTGCAGACGGCTCAGAAGCAGCTACCTCTGGTTACGGTCTAAGCACCGACAGCTACTACGCTGACGTTTACGCAATCAAGAAGGCTGTTGGTGACCAGACTATGGCCAACTTCGACAACCCTCTTGACCCAATGCGTGACGCTGCCAAGTTCACCGCACAGCTAATCATGAACCGCATGGAGCAGGACTTCGTATCAAGCTACTTCACTACTGGAATCTGGGGAACAGACGCTACTGGAGTTGCAGGTACACCTACTACTGGCGAATTCAAGCAGTGGAGCGACCTAGCTAACTCAGACCCAATTCAGGACATCGAAGCTGGTAAGGCTAAGATTCTTAGAACCACTGGTTTTGAGCCTAACAAGCTAGTTCTTGGCTACGATGCATACAGCATCCTACGCAACCACCCAGACATCATTGACAGGGTAAAGTACACTGGCCGAGAGGTTCCAGACACTACTTACCTAGCACAGCTATTCGGTGTTGATGAGGTTCTTGTTGCTAAGGCTGTAAAGAACACTGCTAACGAGGGTCAGACTGGCTCCTTCTCCTTCACATTTGGAAAAGCTGCACTTCTAGTCCACTCAGCACCACAGCCAAGCCTATTGACCCCATCTGCTGGATACTCTTTCCAGTGGCGTGGAGTTTCAGAAGGACTTGGACTAACTGTTGGAACTAAGCAGTACCGCCTAGAGCAGAACGCTGCAACTTACATTGAGTCACAGGTTGCGTTTGACAACAAGCTTGTCGCCGCAGACCTTGGTTACTTCTTTGCAACCTGCGTAGCTTAATAACTACCCTTAGATAAGCCCCTACCCACTTTCGGGTGGGGGCTTATCTTCTAAGTTAGGAGAAAAAAAATTGGCATTTGAACAAGCAGCGAAATTTGTCGTACAGGAACTCGTTATTAGAGCTAATGGAGCAGTAACATTTCCCGATAACACAATACAAACAACAGCCTATACAGGAGACCTAAGCCCATTAGCTCGTTATGGCCAAGTTAGTAAAACAACTAGCGGTACTATAACTATCGCTACTCAGAGCACTTATCAATCTACTGGACTAACAGCTACCTTAGATTCCGTAGCGTCTGGTGTCGCACTAGGCACAACTAACACTTTTGCTATCAAAAATACTTCAGGTGAAACTCGTGTATTCGACATTTTTGCTTCAATGGATTGCGATACATCTACTACTAGTAGCGTTGTGGGAATTGGACTGGCTAAAAATGGCACGCTTAATACCTCAACAGAGTGTCGTGCTTGGGCTGTAGCTAATCAATCAGCAAAGCTGGTTACTTCTTGGATGATTGAACTAGCTCCTAATGATGAAATAGCTCTTTTTGTAGCCAACCACAGTGGAACAGGCACCATGAATTTTCTTAGAGGAAGAATCGTAGCAAGGACTGTCTAATGGCTTTCACTTATACCCTGCCAACGAGTGGAGTCTTTCCAACCCTAAAAGACGAGGTTCGTTTTTTAGTTATGGATACAGTGTTATCAAGCTTCAGCCTAGATGATACTGAGATTGCTTACTTACTAAAACAATTTGATAATAGGGTTTACCTAGCGGCGGCACAAGGGGCTATTACCATCTCCACGAAGTATTCTAAAGCTGCATCTACTAGTTCCAAAACCGTTGGCGACCTGTCCTTGTCACTGTCTTATTTGGATTCGGCAAAAGAGTACAAGGCGTTATCCGAGCAACTACGACTTGGAAAAATTAGCAACGACCTGACAGCCTTTTTTGAGCCATCAGAGATGCAGTTTACTATCGGTCAATTTGATGAGAATACGCCTTGATAGACTCAAACTGGACATCCCTAATGGTGTCTACTGCCACTTACCAAAATGTTGCCAGTAAAGACATCTATGGTAAACGTACGGGTGGGGCCACCGTTAGCGTAAAGTGTCACGTAAAGTACAACCGCCGAGAGGTCTACACCCCAGAGGGAAACATTGTTATTTTGGGTGGCAGTGTAATTATGGATGACGTGTATGACATCCAGAAAAACGCTATTTTGACTTTACCTAATGGCGATAAGCCCAAGATAGTTTCAGTCCAAACTTTCTTCGATGAAGTTGGCCCACACCATACAACTGTAGATTTTGAGGGCTAAATGTTTATCAAATGGTTTGGATTAGATATCCTAATGGCTCTACTCAACAAGGGCGAAACGACTGTAACTGCGGCAACTACCATGGCTCTAAACGAGGAAGCTCAAATCATGTTCGCTGAGAGCCAGCGTAGGGTTCCTGTAAAACATGGTACTTTGAGGCGTAGTGGTATTATTTTGCCGCCAGTAGTACAAGGTACATCCGTACTTGTCCAAATGGGTTACGGTGGAGCCGCATCTGCTTACGCTTTGGTTCAGCATGAGCGTCAGGACTTCAGACACAAAGACGGCCAAACTTGGAAATACCTTGAAACCCCTGTTCGGGAACGCATACCTAATCTTGAGTTACGTCTACAAAAGCGAATTGATAGGATTATGACCAGATGAGTTGGATAGAGTCTATAGGCACATACTTAGTAAATAACAACTATGGTGTTGCTGGCTCATCATTGTTTATTGGGCAACTCCCAGATGTAGGAGCGGCTGTTCTACTCACCGAGTATGACGGTAACATCATTGAAACCAACGCCAGTGGCATCGCCCTATACCAGCCCAGTCTACAAATAAGGGTACATGGGGAGCCAGAGGACTATACAACCCCTAGAGATAAGATAAAAGCGATTCAGGCGGCTCTAGCGGGCATTACAAACCAAACCGTAAACGGAACCTACTTTCTCCGTATCAAGCCCTCCTCGACCATTCTGTCGCTTGGGCAGGATGAGGCACTAGCCTTTGGCTTTTCGGCTAATTTTGAGGTGACCTATGACGAGTGATGAAGCGAAGCAAATAGTTCTAGCTTTAGATGGACTAGCAGCTCACATTGAAACCATACGTGGTCTAGTGATTAGGTCTGTTGAAGTCGAACCTGTAACACCCGTCATTACAAAAAGTGGTTGCCAACACGTAAACATAAAAGACATAAAGACCCATGGTGCTGATACTACCATGTGTGAGGATTGCGGATTTATGGGCGTGTTAGACGACCCCAATTTTTCTGAATAACTAAAGTAGAAGCGAGGATTCTAATGGCAAAAAATGAGTACAGAGTATTGCGTGGTATTGACTACCCGCCAAATAAACGTGCCGAAATTGGGGCTATCGTAAGCGACCTGCCAAAAGAGTCCATCTCTTGGCTTCGTGCTTCAGGCGTAATCACAGACGACCTAAAGTCAGAAGTGCCTGTAGTAAAAGAATTTGACGAAATTGTTTTAGACGACAAAGAAGTAGGAGAAGACGATGCCGTTTAGACATGGTAAAGACTCAAAAGCCTTACTAGGTAAGTACGACATCTCTACTTATTTGACAGAAGCAACCGCCTCTATGTCTATTGATACCGCTGAGAGTTCAACTTTTGGAACTCCAGCGAAAACATACCTTGTAGGACAAAATGACGGAACCGTTAGTTTCTCAGGACTGTTTGACGGGGCTGCAAACGCAATCGCTGCAATCTTTGAGGACGTAATTACTAACGACCTTACACCAGTAATAACTTTTGCTAATGACGGTGGACTAACTGTTGGTCGTGACGCCACCCTCGCTCAAGTAAAACAGACCTCCTATGAGGTAACAGCCCCAGTAGCAGACATCGTTAGCTTGAACGGTGAGTTTCAAGTTACTGGCGGCCTACGTCAAGGTGTGATACTGGCTGGACTAGCTGCTTTGACCGCTACTACCAACGGAACCTCTGTAGATAATACCGCTGCTACTACATTGGGAGCCACAGCAAACCTACACGTTACAGCAAACACAAGAAACAGCAACTCAACCATAAAGGTCCAGCACTCTGCGGATAACTCTACTTGGGCAGACCTTATTACTTTCACTGTTGTAGGAGCTACAACTCTTACCAGTGAATCGCTAACTGCTACTGGAACCATAAATCGTTATTTACGGGCTCAGACAACTTTAGCGGCTGGCACTGGCTCTATCACAATCACAATTTCTATCGCAAGGAGAAACTAACATGGCATTTGTTCATGGTAAAAACGCTTATATTCAGCTAGATAACTCATCAGGCACACTTGTTGATTTATCCTCAATTACAAACGAAATCTCATTTTCAATCGCTATTGATACAGCTGAAACTTCCGTATTCGGAACCAACGCAAAGCAGTACATTACAGGTCAGAATGACGCAACTATCTCTCTAACAGGGCTATTTGACGCTACTTCTGCCACTGTAATCGAAGGAACCATTGACGCACTTATCGCTGGAACCATTGCTTCTGCAACGCTAGTATTTGGTCCAGAAGGAAACGCTGCAGGCAAGAAGAAATACACCCAAGAAACTATAGTTACATCTTATGAAATCGGCGCTCCAGTTGGAGATGTGGTATCATTGTCAGTAGAGTTCCAGCGTACTGGAGCTACTACAATCAGCACATTCTAAAAATAAGGAGTAAAAATGTCACTTCGGGATAAGATTCTCGCCATTGAAAACGACACACCATCAGAGCTTGTGAAAGTTCCTGAGTGGAGCGTTGAGGTATTAGTTCGTGGTTTCAGCTTAGGAGCCAAGGATGACTTCCTTGCGTCAATTCTTGACCCTGAAACAAAAGAAGCCAACCTAAGAGCGTTTAGCTCAGGCATACTAGTTGGAACTGCTTTTGACCCTGAAACTGGTGAGCGTCTATTTACCGAGGGTGACATCCCTATTCTAAAACAAAAGTCAGCCGCCGCTGTACAGCGTTTGGTTGATGTAGGTACTCGCCTTTCTGGACTTACTGAAGATGCGGTGGAGATTGCAGCAAAAAAATCTTCCTCGACAACGAAAGACGAGCCAAATTCATAGTCGCTGAGAGATTAGGCAGGACCGTTTGGGAATTAGAAAACGGTTCTGCCAATTTCGCACCTATGAGTGCAAGTGAGTGGATTGAGTGGTTGGCATTGTTATCCATTGTCGAACCTGAAGAATCTCGCAGAAAATAATCAGATAAGGCAATAAATGGCATCGGTAATTAGCGTACTAGCTAAGGTACAAGCTGATGCGTCCAACTTTGTTAGCGGCATGAAAACCGCTCAAATGACTGTTGATAAATTTGGTAAGTCAGTAAATGTAACTACTACTACCACTACAAAAAACTTTGATTCAGGCACAAAGCAGATGGGTAACTCTGCTATCAAGCTTGGTGGTATTTTAGCCACCGCCGCTAAAGGGTTCCTGCTCTTTCAGGGTCTGAACTTTATGAAAGATGCTGTCGCTGGGGCATCTGCTTTTGAGGCTGAGTTTGAGGGTGTAAATCAGGCCTTTGGTGACGGTGCTAAATTAGTACAGGACTACGCAAAAAACGCTGCTATGACCGCTGGTCTAGCTGAGGTTCCTGCTCTCCGTGCCGCTAAATCTTTTGGTGTATTCGCTACGGCGGCTGGTCTAGCTGGTGAAGATGCTGGTAAGTTCGCCACTGGGCTAGTTCAGGCTGCTGGAGATTTAGGCTCGTTCTACGACCTACCAACCGAATCTGCCCTCGCCGCTATCTCATCTGGACTTAGAGGTCAGACAGAACCCCTACGCCGTTTCAACATCCTCATTGGCGAATCTGAGATGAACGCCAAATCCATGGCCATGGGACTAGGGGCCAACGCATCTGCCTTGACCCAACAGGAGAAAGTTCTTGTTCGCCAGCAGTTGATTATGGAGGGACTTGGTGTCGCTCAGGGTGACTTTGTAAAGTACCAAGACACCTATGGAAACAGTATCAAAACTGTTGGAGCCTTATTCCAAAACCTACAAAAAGACGTAGGTGCTGCCCTGCTCCCAGTCCTTGCCAAATTAGCTGGGGCATTAGTTCCTATCATTACTCAACTTGGGCCAATTCTTACTAAAGTATTTGAGGCTCTGGTCCCAGTAATTCAGGCAGTAGTAGATAACCTTGACTCGTTTATGCCCGTACTTGACCCATTGGTAGAAATACTTAGAATTATGGCCGAGGTATTTGCTGAGATAATTACAGCAATTTTGCCACCTTTGATTCAAGTAATCAAAAAGGTACTACCCGTCTTTGTAAAACTGGCAGAGATTTTTGCTAAGTTAGCTGTCAAAATACTTCCGTCTTTAGTAAAACTATTTGACAAATTCCTAATACCTGTTCTTGATTTCTTGGTTGGCATGATTGAGAATTATGGTTTGCCTATTCTTGAGCTGTTGGCAGATGTATTGGGCAATACTATTGTGTTTGCCGTAGATGCCTTAGTCGGGGCTTTTCAGTTCCTAGCGAGCATACTAGAGCCAATCTTCAATGGTGTAATAAAGCCTTTGCTTGATGGTCTAATGGCTTTGGCTGGTATCAAAACAATCAAACCAAAGGTTGAGGTACAAACCACAGGGGTAGATGAAGCTACTGGTGGGCCAGCCGACTTTGATTTTACTATGCCTACTGGTGGCGGTGGGACTGGGGGTCTTGGCGGAGCGGGTGGCTCTGGTAATAACGCCGCTGCTGAGCGTAAGAAGCAAGTGAAAGACACCGCTAAAACTTTCAAGGAGCTTCTCAAAGCCATTATCCCAGTAAAGGCACTTGAAAAAGAACTAGGGCAATTTGAGAAATCAGTCGTAGACAACTTTACAAACATCAACAAGGCTATCAAGCAGTCGAGAGTTGATAAAATTATCACCAAAAAAGAAGCTGCTGCACTCAAGGAATACTCTAACCAGATTCAAGCAGAGCTTCGTAAGATTGGTGCAGAGCGTGATGCCCTAGAAGAGAAGCTTGCCAAGCTAAACGCCATCAAAGCATCGTCAGTTGATTTCGTCAAGGGCATGGATGAGATGCTGAAAAGCACTCAGCCTCTGGCCATGGTAGAGCAAGAAATAGGTCGTTTTGAGAGTGCTGTAATTGGCTCCTTTGATGCTATAAATTCCAAAATAGCAGATGGTCTAAGCATTGGACTACTTACTGAAGAAATAGCCACTCAGTTACGGTCCTCTGCAGCGTCTACAAAGAAAGCCTTGTCGGACATCGCTAAGCAGCGTGACGAATTAGCCAAGTCTTACAACATGATGGTAGATAAGCTAAACGCTTCAAGAGATTTCAGACGCTCAACTAAGGAAGCGGTAAAAGGCTTTGCTGACATAACCACCATGGGCCGTTCTGCTAGGTCTATGATTATTGGACTAACAAAGCTAGTTAGGCAGACAGATACTTTTGCCAGCGACCTATCTACACTACAAGTTATGGGTTTGAATAAGCAAGCCTACAACTCAATTTTGGCCTCTGGTAAAGACGTGGGTGGGGCTACTGCTAAGGGACTCATCAAGGGCGGTAAGCTCTCTATAGAAGAAATAAACAATCTGTACGCCAAACTGGAAACTGCTGGCGAGAAGATTTCTAAGGACGCAGAAGTCTATATGTTTGATGGCGGAGAAACTGCCATTATGTCTTACATTGGCGGTATTGTTGCTCAGGATGAGGCTCTACGTAAGCAAGCGGAAACCTCAGCAACAGCCTTCAATACTATGTTCCAGACCACAGTAAATGCCGCTCAAGTTAGTATTCAAAGTCAGATTGATGCCCTGCTTGCCCAGCAGACCGAACTTGAAAACGCCGCTACTACTCTTGCAGAAGCTTTCAACGCAAAGTTCGCAGCGATGCTCGCTGACTTTAGCGCCGTAGGTAATCAAGCTACTGGAGCCGCCCAAGCTGTTGAAAAGGACGTAAAAAAGACCAAGACTCCAAAGCCTGTCACTAAAGCACCAACTATTGATAAACCGATGACTGCAGCTCAGATGCAAGCCGCAATTATTGCCGATAAGCGAGCTTCTACAATAAATGTAAACGTAAAGGCTGGAGTAGGCTCTAACCCTGCAGCTGTTGGTAGAGAGATTGTTCAGGCTGTAAAAGCTTACGAGCGTAGCTCTGGTAGAGCGGCTCTCTAAAAATGGCAGCGACCAATCTAAAAGTAGAACTAGAGCTAAACGCTCCAAATCTAGCGGCTAACTTTAGGCTAGATGATTCTACCTACGGCATCTTAGACGACCCTAATGTAGTTTTAGGTGGTTTTGTTTACGTAGATGTAACTTCTTATGTTCAAACAGTATCTATTCAGCGTGGTAAAAGTCGCTTGCTAGACCGTTATGAGGCTGGTACAGCCACAGTAACTTTCAATAACTCCACAAGAGCTTTTGACCCTAAGTATGCTGCTTCACCATTTTTCGGGGCTATCTACCCTCGACTAAACATACGAATTAGTATCAACGACGTCAAAGCCTTTGTTGGAGTAGTACAGGACTGGAATATAGATTATGACCCCGCTGGACCATCTTTCGTATCGGCTTACTGCTCGGACAGATTTACAAACTTAACACAAGCCATCTTGCCTAACGACTATCAAGCTTTAGAGTATTCAGGCGAGCGTGTCAATAACATCTTGAGTTTGCCAGAGGTAAATTGGCCAATAGGTGACAGAGATGTAGATACTGGTAATTCAGTTTTGCAAGAAGACCTAATTCCAGAGAATACTGACGCTCTTAGCTATCTACAGCTTGTTGAGAGTTCGGAGCAAGGACAACTATTCATAAATAAAAACGGCCTCTTAGTATTTCACCAACGTTCATACGCACCTAGCTTTACTACAACTTTTGCTGATGACGGCACTGGAATCGCTTACTCGGAGATTAGTGTCGTTTACGGCACAGAGTTGCTCTATAATCGAGTAGAGGCCAACATACTAGGCGATGCCAAGGTCATTGTGTCAGATACCGCATCAGAGGATGTTTATGGTATTTCGACCCTGAACTTGACCGATTTGATTTTGGAATACAACGCAGACGTAGAGAGCTTAGCCGACTACTTACTGTCTATTTACAAGAATCCTGAGTATAGATTTGAGAAGCTTGTAGTGGCCCTACATAAACTTAGTGAGGCAAATCAAAACGCCGTTTTGGCATTAGAGTTATCGGACATTGTTTACGTAAAATTTACTCCATCTAAGTTGCCGCCAGCTATTGAGGAATATAGCACCATCATCAAAATAGACCACGAAATTGGGATAGCAGAGCATTTTGTGACTCTCTCCCTTGGCTCAACTGGGCAAACCCCATTTGTACTGGATGACGTAGCCCTCGGCGTGTTAGACGTTGGCACACTGATTTACTAACCATACACTTACGATAAGGAGATTTTATGGCTTACCAAGGCAGAAAAGTATTTGTAGCTGGAACGGTTCTAACCGCTTCAGACATGAACTCAACTGTAGACCAGACAGTTATGGTCTTTGCTACTGCTACCACTCGTAATACTGCTATTCCATCGCCAACAGCTGGCATGACAGTCTATGTTACAGATGTAAACCAGCTACAATTCTATAATGGAACTGCTTGGACTCAGGTTGGTACTGGGGCTGGCGGTTCTCTTTCAAACACTTTCTTACTAATGGGAGCATAAATGCCAACAGTTTACAAAGTTCTAGGTCAATCAGCACCTTCAGCTACTACAGCTACAACTCTTTATACCGTTCCAGCTTCTACTGAAGCTGTAATCTCGACTCTAATCGTAGCTAACCGTGCGGGTACTGCGGCTACTTACCGTATTTCAATTCGCCCAAATGGAGCGGCATTAGCTAACCAGCATTACATTGCTTACGATGTAGCAGTTGGGGCCTCAGACTCTACAACTCTTACACTAGGTATTACTTTAGATGCCGCTGATGTACTTGAAGTTTATGCCTCTACTGCAAACCTAACTTTCAACGCATTCGGCTCTGAAATAACAGCTTAGTAGGCTCTCATGGCAGTCTACTCGCTTACCCAAGCTGGCATTACTAATTTTGTAAAATACACTAATTTGCGTGCGGCTTCTGGGCCGTTAGTTTTTATTGGCATCGCTGGCTACACTGGTGGTGGAAACTTGTCCAATGGTGTCCAGACCGATGCTGTAGATAAAATTGCTTTTGCCAATGACACTCGTTCAACTTTAAGTTTAGGGCTATCTCTTGCTAGGTATTACCCAGCTGGATTCGCAAACTCTGGTGTTGCTGGTTATGCTCTTGGCGGTGCGAACTCAGCAATCGTAAGAACAACAGTAGATAAGTTTGCTTTTCCAGCAGACACAAGAACTACTTTAGGTACTGGACTTAGTGTTGCTCGTGCTGGTGCTATTGGATGGGCAAACTCTGGTGTCGCTGGTTATGTTGCTGGTGGAGATAACGGTTCAGTATTCATCTCAACAGTAGATAAGTTTGCTTTTCCAGCAGATACAAGGACCACTCTAGGTACTGGACTGAGCGGTAATAGGGGCTATGCTGCCAGTGCTGAAAATACATTGGTTGCTGGCTATCACGCAGGTGGCGATTCATCGAGTGGCTCACCAAATTCAAATGTGGACAAATTCACCTATCCAGCCGACACTAGGTCAGCCTTGGCTTCAGGATTAGTTGCAGGTTCTTGGTATAGCTCTGTTGGATTATCAAATTCAGCAGTGGCAATTTATTTTCAAGATAACGCTTCTACAACTATGACTAAATACGCTATGCCGACAGATACTCGTTCATCTTTTGCTTCAGGTACAAATGCCCGAAATGGTGGTTCCTCAATCTCTAACTCAGGTTTAGCTGGATACATAGCTGGTGGTCAAATTGGTAGCACTTTGGACAATGTTATTGAAAAGATTAGCTATGCAAACGACACACGGTCTACTCTTGCTGCAACTTGTTCTGTGACTACTGCTGGTCGCACTATGGGTATGTCTAATCAAGGAGTATTTTGATGTTTGATGAAATTGAAAAAGCAATCGCAGAAGTTCAACAGCCTCGCTCACGCTTTCAGTTGGAGCGTTTTGTTTTGGGACAACACGCAACACCCGAAATGCAGTATTACCAGACAGTAATCGAACTTCAAGACATGATTTACAAATACAAGCTTGCTCAAATTGCTGTCAAAAAAACAAAATCTAAAATTGCCAAGCTTCGCTCAACAGGAGATGAACTTGATGAACTGAGAGCTCAAGAAAAAGAGCTGGGTCTAATACAGACTCAACTTTCAATGGTAGGTGCTGAAAGAGAGTTGAAGCATCTAATGGAGATTTTTGACAGCTTTACTCACAAATACACTCGTGATGAAATTGAAGCTGCTCAACCCGATTACTGGCAAGCTAGACTTATTACCAACGCTAAGGCTATGATGATGGGTGGAAGCGGAGTCAATCCAGCGCACATCGAAGCTATGGAACAAGCTGGGGTTTTAGAAACTTTCGTTAGCGAAATAGAGAATGAGAAAAGAGAGTTGGCATGAATTACGCAACTTGGAAACTGAACTTTGCAGACCCTAAGTATGGAACTGGCCCAGAATACGCTATTGCGGAACAAAGGATTCAGGCTGAGGGCGGCTGGTCAAACGGCGAAGTAGAAAACGGCGCAACTATTCTTGGTTATCTAACTGGAGCAGTAGACGAGTCTAAGCTAACCTCTTGGCAGGTAAAGAATGTTTCTCAGGCTGAGGCCCTAGATTTCGCACTAGCAATTAACCCTGAAGCCTATTTATTGCCAGACGGCAGAATAACCGCACCGATGGAGTTCCCAAATGATTAGGTCAATGATTCGCTCAACAATCAATAATGAGCAATGGTATAAGTCCATGAGGGCAGGTAATGTTGCTGGGGATTATGAGCTTATTGAGTCATACATTTTGGGTAGCTCTCAGGCTTCTGTTGTTTTCAGCAACTTAGGCGATTACTCATCTACTTACAAGCACTTACAAGTAAGAATGGTCGCTCGCTCTGCTAAGGCAGATACCTTTGATGCTCTACGCTTTAGATTCAACGCAGATACAGGCAACAACTACGCTAGACACTTCCTTTGGGGTAATGGTTCGGGTGTCGAATCCGCTGGAGCAGCAAGCAACAATAGAGGCTACCTTGGCTTTGTTGATGGCAACAATGCAACTTCTTCGGTCTATTCACCAACAATCATTGACATACTTGACCCTTACTCAACTACCAAAAACAAAACTGTCAGAGCACTAAGCGGAATTAGAAACCAGACTCAAACTTATGTGGGTCTATTTTCTTCTCTTTGGATGAACACAGGTTCGGTCACTAGCCTCTTGCTTGAAACTGATTCCGTAGCGAACTTTATGGCTGGCTCTCGCTTCTCGCTCTACGGAATCAAGGGCTAAGTTGCCGAAAGAAATGAGAAAATAAAATTCCTACTTCAACATACATAGCTTTAGCAAACATCACACTAGGTAGCTCAGCCTCATCCGTGTCGTTTTCGTCAATCCCTGCTTCGTTTCGGGACTTGGTTCTTGTTGTTGACGGAGCTGCCACAGGTGGAGTAAACGGAGCAATCCTAAGATTTAACGGCGATACTGGAAGCAACTACACAGGGGTAGACGCTCAGGGAACAGGAAGCTCTACTGGCTCAGGAACATCATCAGGCACATCAGCCGAAATCGGTGTTGCTGGAACTGACAGATTTGTTATTACTTCTCAGATAATGGATTACTCCGCAACTGATAAGCACAAGACTTTTTTAAGTAGGCACAGTAGTGCTGGGGACAGAGTAAGAATGACGGCTTCTCGCTGGGCGAATACTGGGGCAATTAACACAGTTCTATTTTCAATTACTGGCAACAGCTACATAGCTGGAACTACAGTATCTCTCTACGGAATAGCAAGCTAGGGAACAAGAGGTAAATAAAAAATGACAATGACTCTTATAGAAACAAAGACGCTGGGTACAGCAGCAGCCTCAATCGAGTTCACCTCTATCCCGCAGGATGGGACAGACCTTGTTGTCTTGATGTCCCTTAGAGAAGCTGGTGGTAGCGAGGCAGACGGTATTCAAATGAGATTCAACAGCAGTTCTACTGGGTATTCCTTCAGGCGTCTATTCGGTGCTGGCTCAGGTTCTCCAACTAGCGATACTGGGGGAGCTATTCTATGGATGAACTCAAACACTTCGACCTCTAACACTTTTGCTAATGCCAGCGTTTACATACCGAACTACGCAGGAAGCACAAACAAGTCGTTCTCTAATGACGGCGTTTCTGAAAACAATGCCACAACCGCCTATCAAGCAATCGTGGCTGGATTGTGGTCAAATACCGAAGCAATTAGTTCAATCTCTTTTGCCAACCCTAGTGCCAGAAACTTAGTAGCTGGTTCGACAATCTCTCTTTACAAAATCACAAAAGGCAGCTCAGGTGGAGTAGTTGTATCCTAAAAAACAAGAAAGAAAAGAAAAATGATAGAAACCCCAACTAAAGTAATTGTAGACTGCTCTACTGGAGAGTCCACAATCGTTCCCCTAACAGCGGAAGAAATCGCACAGCGAGAAACTGACCGACTAGCTTGGGAAGCACAGGAAGCGGAACGCTTGGCTGCCGAGGAAACAAAAGAAAACCTCAAAGCCTCTGCTAATGCCAAACTTCTAGCTCTAGGTCTAACCGAAGCTGAAGTAAACGCTCTAACCGCATAATGGCTGAGGAAACAACTGGGGTACGCATAACCCAGAACGCCATCTACCAGAAGCAACTTGAGCATGGAGAAATACTTATTCAGGTGCTACAGAAACTTGACCACCTTGACGAAGTACCAAACCGACTACGTGAAGTAGAATTAACTCTAGCTCGCTTGGCTTGGATTGAGAGAATTGCTTATACGGCCTTGACTGCTGGGGTTATGGCCTTGATTGGTGCAATTACAAACTTATTGGTTTAGTCAGGCCACTCATAGTAATCTTTTTTGTCCCGAATCTGACCCTTTGCTATCTCGGCTGCTGCTGCTAAAATTATCAAAATCGCAACACCCATAAGCACTACAACTATGGCTCCAATACCAGCCAAAATAAACCATATCCAGTCCATCTACTTACCTGCCTTATTCTCGTAGTCAGCGTCACAGTGACACCCTCTACCACAATAGGTACACTCTGCCTGAATAGGCTGAAAGTCCTTGGCTATTTCGTCAATAGTTTCTACTAGGTCTTGCTCCGCGAAGTTGTTTCTCATACGGTCCACTATCTTCTGCCAGTTAGCCTCTGTAATGGGTTCCTCGGCATCGGTATAACCACCGTTCATTTCAACATCGTCTTTAGTCCACCAATAAGCTACGACCTCTTGGTCTGCTGGCATCTTGGCAAAAACTTCTGCTATCCAACCTGCTTGCATTACTGCTCCTCAAATGTAGTAGTGCCGTCTAGTAGCTCAACTGCTTCGACTAGTTTGGCAAACTCTGTATCTGTAAGGGCTTTTGTATTGCCCAAAATGCCAAAGAAAATCGCTCTGGCATCCTCAATGGTGTCGGCGGTAACCTCATACCGCATGGTTTCTACGGCTAGAAATTTAGGCATCTGGAGCCTCGTACATACCATAAATCTCAAATGTAAGGTCATCGTTCTTACGAGTCTTTACTTTGATTTTGTGGGTTTTAGCGATAATAAACGCTTGGCTGGCAAAATTTAGCGTACCAATCTTTGCCCACTCATTAGGGCGTTGTCTTAGCTCTGCTGCGACCTTGCTCCACTTGGTAGATGACCTACCTCGTTGTGCCTCTGGTGGCGTTTTCCATTCTATGGTCATTTTGTTCCTTTCAACCTAATCTCATCTGACCAAGTGTTTGACGCCTCGGTGCTATTTTTATCTGTAGTTCACGTCCATCTGATAGACGCACTTTTACCTCCTGTTGGTCAGGAGAAATCTCTAGAACTGTAGCTGGTATGACTTGTCCGTTTATGGGGACACTGACCTCATCGCCTATTTTCATAACTTAATAATGTTCCTCTCTTTTTTTACCAAGAACAATAATTATCATAGATTCCCTACAATAAGGCAAGTTTATTTTTTACCCTTGAATAACCCCCTAGCAACTTAGGCTAGAGGGCCACTCTAAGGGGCTGTAAGGGGTCTAGAAGGGGCTATTGGAGTGAGTTGGGGTAGGAACCGCCGCCCAACCATCTGTCAGGTCAAAGTTGTTATTTACGGGGTTTCTAGGCACGTCTGAGTAGCTGTTGTTTTTGGGTGGTCTACTTAGGTCCATACCCATTGAATCAAGGTCGAGTCGGGTAGATGTACGGTTGTTGCCCTCTTTATCCGTATAGGACTCAGACACCAATCTGCCTGAAGCGATAACCTTGTCACCCTTTTTTAGTTGGGTAGCAATCTGCTCGGCAAAAGTTCTCCAAGCGGTGGCCCTCATAAACAGTGTTTCACCGTCTACAAAAGTGCCACTATCTTTGCTCCATTTGCTTGGGGTTGAGGCGATGGTTATGTTTACTACTGCCAAGCCCGATGATGTATTTTTTAGGTCTGGGTCTGCTGTTAGAAAACCCACGATTGTGATGTTGGTGTCATTTGCCATTTTTAGTATTCCGTTCTTTTGCCGTTGTTATCTAGTAAAAAATACGCATCCTCTTTGTAATACCAAACAGGAATTGTAGTTGGGTCTACGGGTGGTTTCATGTTGCGAGAGAGCTTGTAGCCTAACTCCCTAGCCGACTCTGCCGTAGCTGAATCAGACTCAAACATGGAATTACAGTAAGTACAAACTGTAAGTAAAAAAGCATAACCATCAAACAATTTGCTTCCACCAGCACCTCTGTTGATACGGTGGTGGATAGTAAGGTCTTGCGTAGTTCCGCAACTTACGCAAGCCTCACCATCCCTTGTGAAAATAGTTAGACGCTTCTTTGGTGTACTGGTCAAGGAACAAACTTATTTACAGCGTGTAGTTTTGCCTCCTCACGCTCCGTTGTCACCTCTGACCTAATAGCGTCAGCCCTAGCCTCTAAGTAGTTCAAGGTCTTACGTATACTCTCTACCTTGGCACCAGCCAACAGTTTTTGTAGGTTTAGGACATTTACATCCTCATTAGCGTACGCAAGAGTGTCACACCAGTTAGACGCAATTTTAGGGTCGTTTATACGTAATGTAGCTTTTAGTACGCTGAAGCGGTACTCAAAGTTTGCCTTGGCTGTAGCCTCCTCATTTAGAGCGGGGCCATACTCCTCAAGTAAAACCCTATTCCAGTCAATCAGGTGGTCATTTAGTTTTTTCTGTGCGTTCATGCCGTAGCCTCAACAGACTCCTCAACAACCACTACATCCTCAATTACATCCGAATCCTTAGACAACTTAGAAGCGTGGTTCATAAATTCTGCCGATAGAGCAGGGGTCATTTCTCCACTGTCCTTACACTCGGCAAAAGTCTTACGTAGTTCTGCCTTGTCGTCAATTAGCTTCAAGTCTGCTAACCAATCCCTTGAGCTAAGAACAGCGGCTGGTGTTGGGCCAGCAGACTCCATTTCCTCACCAATGTAAAGTCCTGACAACTCCATAGGAAAAGCTTTACGTAGGGCTAACATCTCAGCACACTTACCAAGCATCAGGGGTCCATGCTGTTGCCACATCTGGGACAACTTACCGCCGAAGTGAGGGGCGTAGCCTGACCAAGTAGCGACAGCGTAAAGCGGCTCACTAAAACCTTTTCGCATTACGCCACATCTAGCAGCGGCTGGTGGTTCCTTACTTAGCCATACATCAACCCACTTTTCTCCATCAGCGGTCCACTCGATAGGTCTTTGACCTGCGTACTCACCTGTACGCTGTGCCACTAACCTAGCTCCGTCTATACCAACTTGAATTGTGTATTTACCGCCACGCTCTATGCAATAAATCTGCCTTGCGATTGGGTCTAGTTGCGTACGCTGTACCGTCTGGGCAAAAGCCTCAACTATCGCACGTGGAGCCAAAACCATACGCTCACCGTTGCTTGTATTTACTTTTTTGTAAAGCCCAGCAAATTCCATTAGGGCTTTTTGTGATTCTGTCCACTGGGTGTCATCCCCAGTTTGTGGTAACACTGCTACTGTACTCATTGCATCTCCTGTTCAAAAGCGTTTGCCTCGTCTAAACGTGTCAGCAAAGCGTACGCTAATGGTTTCAATAAAGCGATTGCTTCATTGTCCCGTTCGATAATCTCAAGCGTTGGCTCAAGACTGACTGGAACGAAATCTTGGTGTTGTTCTACAACGTAGTGGCAACGTACGGCATCCATAACAAACATCTCCCACTGTACCTGACGGTAGTAGTGAGCGGGAATTTTGCTCATGGTCTTGCCAGTGGTCTTTACTTGGCACAATACCAACTCACCGTTATCAAATCTAATGCCGTCAGGTGTGGCCATAAAACGCCGCTCGTCTACAGCGTGAAATAGATTTTTGTTTTGCTCAAAGCCAGCCCAATCAAGCAGGAACGGCTCTCGCTCCAAACCCCAATCGGTAGCAGGGTTTCCAGTAAACCCGTCAAAAAACTTTGACTTCAGTATTGAGTCTATGGATTCTGGACTGGCCAGCTTACCCGCATTGGTAGCTGTCACCCCAGCGTTACGAGCCGTTAGCCAAGCATCCCTATCATCGGATGAGGCAACGATTCGTTTTTGTATGTCCTCTAAATTAGGCAACTATTGGTCCTTTCATTTTTTACCTTGTTTGATAACCATACACAGAACCACCGACATTAGTAAACCCCCGTAGGGAGCGGTTCAAAGGCTCGACCTACGGGGGTCTATGCAAGGTTCAGTGAAAGGAAAGGACCGATGCAAGATTGATTGTATACCTACGGGGCCAAAAAGAGCCAGTTGCGACACACCCATTAGACGATTAGTCTACTTATAGCAACAAAGTAAACTTATTGCTATGGCAAATTCATGGGGTAATCCCGACCTAAAGAGCTTCAAGAACAATTACATCAGGCGAGTGCTTGTTGATACCGCTAGAGTGTTTGTACACAAGAACATACTTAGCGAGGTAGAGGAACTGCTACTCAGGGCAGCGGCTCATGGGGCAGTATTTAGCACAGACGAGTTGCCCACCATACTCCCAGCCTATGATTTTGATGACTCAGTTGAGGCATCTTACGGGGTCAAATTCCAAATACCAAACTTTGATACACCGCTGGATGTAGCCGACCTTGGATTTACCCAAGTTGCAGACGTTTTTGTATTTAGTAACTTTACACCAGATACCGAGAAAACTCCTAATACACAGGATAACTACGTTGATGTACCTAATGACAAAATTGGGAGCAAGCAACTAAAGCTAGGTAGCACAGGACCAGAGGTAAAGTTTATCGCTTACTTCTTGGGGCTAGAGCAACCAAGCCAACGTGATACTTACGACAAAGATTTTGTAGAGGCTGTAACCCACTTCCAAACTCGTATGGGTATTCCTGTCACTGGTGAGGTTGATTGGTATACATGGAACTCCATCATCCCTAAAGGCACAGAGCGTATCGCTGCTGGATACGCTGGTATCAAAGTAAGAGCTTTGCAATCGGCACTTATTGTGAATAAATACAACCCGCCAATTACATCTAGATTTGGTACAGAAACAATTCGCACTGTAAGAGAATTTCAAGAGGATAACAAACTAAGGATTACAGGGCGTGTAGGTTTCCTTGAGTGGAACGTTTTGTTTAAGCTCAAGTAAGGACTAACATAGGTCATCCAACCAGAAAAGTGGAGCCATGAAAAGAGTTAGTTTTTTACGTAAGCCAGTTGGCTTTGAGGGTAGATACACAGCAATTCCTAATACATGGGCCAGAGATGACCGTTTGGGTTATCGGGCCAAGGGCATACTGTTGCTCCTTATGAGTCACCAAAGCGGTTGGCGAATAAGTTTAGAGCACCTAGCTAACGATGGTCCTGATGGTATGACCGCCGTAAGAACTGCTATTGAGCAACTACAAGACAACGGCTATTTAGTCAGGCAACTCATCAGGGATGACAAGCAACGCATTGACGGTAGCGAGTGGATTATCCAAGACCCGTTTGACGGCGAAAACCTAAAAACGGAAAATCAAGAAGAAAACCTAATGACGGAAAACCCACTTACGGAAAATCGCAGACTTAAGAAACCTAATATAAAAGAAACCAATACTAAGAAACCTAAAGAACTTAGCTACTCAGATGTTTTTGAGGACTTCTGGAAAATGTACCCACGTAAAATCGGCAAGGGTGCTACCAAGGTTGCTTTTGATAAGGCACTAACCAAGGCCACAGCAGACGAGATACTTGACGGCTGTAGCCAGTACGCCCAAAGCGGTAAGCTTCCAGAGATGCAATTCATACCCCACCCGACCACTTGGCTAAATCAAGAACGTTGGTTAGATGACCCAAGCGGGTTAGCTACCAAATCAAACCCAACAGCTACCGCCGTAGACATCCTACGCAGGTCAGCCGAGATGAACCGAAAGGAGGTTGAATAATGGACATCTCCCAGACGGGGGTTATACTGGCTAAAATCGCCTTGATAGAAAACAGAGAAGCAACCAACGAAACCATTAGGGCATGGCACGAGATAATACAGGACTTGGTATTTGATGACGCTCTAGAAGCGTTAGTCAGGCACTACCGAAACAGCACCGATTCAGTCAAACCCGCACACATCGTACGGGGAGCCAGAGAAGTAAAAGACGAGCGTAAAAAAAGGATTGTCACATGACCCAAGTGCTTCACAACATAGAGGCAGAAAAAGCACTACTGGGAGCCGTGTTGCTTGAGTACAAAATACTTGAGGACATCACACTTACTCCAGAGGATTTTTACGATAACAAGCATGGTCGTTTGTTTAGGATTATGCGGCACAAGTTTGTAAATGGCGATGCCGTAGACGTGCTTACTATCTCCGCTGATGTTACGTTTCAGGAAATAAAAACCCTAGACCTAACTTACTTGCACGAGCTAATGACCATGACCCCAACCGCTGCCAACGCAACTTTTTACGCTGGAATTATCTACGAGTCAGCCGTTAGACGTAGGGTCCATGACGCTGCTCTGACCATTATGGATGACACCAAAAAAGTTGAGTTCAGTTTCCTAACAGAAACCGCTAGGGGCAAGATTGACTCGGCCTTGGGTATAAGAGCCAATACCGTTTCGTTTATCAGTGATGAGATTGGGGACACCCTTGACTCCATGTCACTACCGAGCCGAGCCCTCCCAACACCATGGGCCGTACTAACAAAAGCCATCGGTGGATTTAGGAGCGGAAGTCTTTACACTATTGGTGCAAGACCCGGAAAAGGTAAAACCTCTATTGGCTTGCAGTGTGCCATGGTCCTAAGCCGAGAGGGTGCTGTTGCGTTTTCATCACTTGAGATGCGTAGGCAGGAACTTCACAAAAGAATTATCTCTATTGGTGCATCCATACCCATGGACTCAACTATGAACAACAGACTAAGTGACCTTGAGTGGGAGCGGGTAGCTAGGCTTAGTGCCGAGATAAAACCCAACATCGCTATTGACGACAGGGCTGAAGTTAGTGTTCACGACATAAGGGCTTTTGCCAGAAGCGTGCATCGGGTTATGCCACTTAGTGGGGTGGTAGTTGATTACCTACAGCTAATGTCAAGCAGGGATAACAGACCCCGCCATGAGATTGTTGCCGAGATGAGCCGACAGCTAAAAATTCTAGCTAGGGATTTAGATGTACCCGTCATAGCCCTGAGCCAACTAAACCGTAATTCAGAGCAACGTGGGGATAAGCGTCCATCGCTAAGCGACCTTAGAGAGTCAGGAGCCATTGAGCAAGACTCGGACGTAGTAATACTTTTACACCAAGAAGATGATACGCTGATTCTTGACGTAGCAAAGAATAGGCAGGGGCCACCATCATTAGTAAGACTCAAATGGCAGGGAGAATTTGCACGGGCGGTGTCTTAGGTGCTGTCTGAGTTCTTGGTACTTACAGAGAAAGCCTCTGCATTACTTGATGAGCTTTACGATAAAGCCATTGAGGTTCAGGCTTTATGTATGCAAGCACCAATAATTTGGGATGCTGAAAACTCAGAGGATTTGACTACCGCTAAACGGGGTTGCAACGGCAGTAAGGGTGATGGTGTTAGCTCACCGATGCCACCATGTCCACTACGCTCACTGTGCTTGGAGGCGGCGATTGAATCAAACTCTACGCATGGTGTATGGGGTGGTCGTTCTCCGTCATCACGCATGAAGATGAGAGCAAAAAGAAACCGTCTAACTGATTAGCTAGACGGTTCATTGTAACTGGTGGTTAGTTTTTGTCCTCTACCAATACGAGATTAGTTCCAAACGCTTTAGAGGCAAGCTCTAAATAAGGCTCCTTTATGTTGGTTCCAAGTATCTTTACTCCCACCCACTCATCAACAGCTTGGTACATAACCTCTACCTCACCGCCAGTGATTTTGGACTTCCAGATTGTTCCTTTAGCCACACGTTTCATTTTTCACCTCCATCATTATTTTATACCTTGACCGCCTTACGAACACGAACTGCTCGCCAAGACTGTCCAGTCCAAGGATAAGTTGCCTCGGCAAAAGCTCTGGCTTCTTTTTCACTTGTGAACTCATAAGGTTGCACCCCTGAGCCACGAACCTCAATTTTCCAAACAAACATTACTTTTCCTCTCCTTAGTTGTCTTCTTCTTCGCACTCAAAGTCTGCTACTTCAATACGGTAGGCTATTGGGTCTACCGCCTTGAACACTTCAGCAGGGGCATAACTCAACTGTCCAAACACCACACGTGGGTAGACATCGTTGAACACCTCATCAAAACGCTCGTTCTTATCCAATTACTTCACCTTCTTTCCTGTCCTCTCCCTTACATACTTACTATAACACATTTATGGCACAAAATACAACTATTGAAACACCCCGTAAATACAAGGTTTTAGGGGTGATTTTAGGGGCCAAAATAAAGTTTGTAAATACTTGCTTTTCTCTCTAATTCATGTGAGGGTAAATCTATAGGCCAAGCAAGGCCTACAAATGAGAGGAAAACATGGCACACCAAATTGAAACTTATGAGGACCAAGCGGCCTTTGTAAGCGTAAGAGAAACAGCATGGCACTCACTGGGTACAGTGGTTCCAGATTCCCTAACAGCAGAAGAAGCACTACGGTTCGCAAAACTTAGTAATTGGAACGTTCGTAAAGAGCCAGTCTTTACAAAAGTTGGCGATGAGATTATTGAGATTGCAGACAGGTATGCAACAGTTAGGGATAACCCGTTCGTAGATAACCAAGCGGATGTACTTGGTGTCGTTGGGTCTAAATACACACCAATTCAAAACGAGGACCACGCCGACTTGCTAAACGCATTGGTAGACGAATCAGGTGCTCACTTTGAAACAGCGGGTAGCCTAAAAGGTGGTAGACAAACATTTATCACAATGAAGCTACCTGACCACATAAACATCGGTGGAGTAGACAAAGTAGAAACTTACATCGCAGCACTAAACAGCCACGATGGCACTAAGGCTTTCCAATTTATTGTGACACCAGTGCGTATCGTATGTGCAAATACTCAGGCGGCAGCACTTAGAGCCGCTAAGAGCAGGTTCAGTGTTCGCCACACTAAGAGTGGTAAAGACGGAATCATTAGTCAGGCAAGGGACACACTACAGATGACCTTCAACTACCTAGATGCTTTTCAGGTAGAAGCTGAGAAGATGATTCAGACCACACTTGATGAGGCTAAGTTCTACGAAATCATCGAGCAACTTTACGCTATGCCAGATGACCCAAGCCAAACAATCCAGACCCGTACCGAAAGTAATCGGAACAGTTTGATGGAGTTGTTCTTGGACAGCCCAACCAACACAGAGATTAGAAATACAGCGTGGGCTGGCTACCAAGCAGTGACAGAGTATCTAGACCACTTTGTCACTACCCAAGGTAAGTCTGCTAGTCAGATGCAGAAGTACAGAGCGATGGCCGTAGCCTCTGGTACATCAGATGACATGAAAGCCAACGCTTTCAGATTGCTAAGCCGAGTCTAAAAAAGTACGGGGGTCACCAAGGTGTGGCCCCCGCTCTACAAATTTGAAAGGAAAACAAATGTCAAATGACCGCTCCAAACAATTTCTAAAAGCCCTACACGCCGTTCAGGACTACAGGGATACACAAGGCCAAGAAGTTTCTAATTCTAATAAATTTGTGGTGATAGCTAATACGGTACTGATACTAGAAGCCGACACAGCACAGGCAGCTTTTGAGAGAGCTTATGACGACCTAATCCCAGCTAGGTTAGCCAATGAGGAAAACTGGAACCTAGATACAGTAGAGATGCGAGTCTTTGACTTTGATACTGGTCGCTGGCTAACTGCCGAGAACTGGAGGGAGCAAACAAATGTTTAGATGCCAACACTGTAAGGCCACTATTTTTCTTGACTGGGAGCGTAGGGGTTGGACTCCAGTAGTAAATAAAACTTGTTATCAGGGGCAATCACATGAACCACAACAACTAGCCGAGTTCTATAGATACAAGGATGGTTATGAGGAGCTGTTCGCTACCCAAGACCTAATCCTTATACGTAATGGCGAGATGAGGCTAAGGACACAGGGTGGTGATGTTTTTCTACACTATACAGACCAAATTCTAAAGGCGGGTATCAACAACGATGATGAGCTGACCCAGCTTTACCACACAGAGGCCTTGGTAGTAATCAACACCCCTTGGTTTGAGATTATAGATAAATCAGACCCCCTTGGCTACGCTCAAGTTTATGACAGTCTTGATGAGGGCTTGCGGGTATTATTTCTAACACAGGACAACCTAGACACAGCTAAACTAGAGTACCAAAGACTAACAAATCCAAGCGAATAACAGTAGACTAAACAAGTTGCCACATAGACAGGATTCCAAATGAAAATAGAAATGCGTAAAATTAGTGACTTGGCTTTAGATGCTGATAACGCCAGAGAGCATGACGCTCCTAGTTTGGCTGCCATTGTAAAAAGCCTTGAGGCGTTCGGACAGCGGAAGCCCATTGTTGTGAATAAAGCTGGCCTTGTAATCGCTGGTAATGGCACACTTGAAGCTGCTGGGTTGCTGGGTTGGAAAGAGATTGCCGTAGTGGAAGCACCAGCAGACTGGGATGACGCTACACAACGGGCCTACGCTATTGCAGACAACAGAACTGGTGAACTATCTGCTTGGGATAGACCAGCCCTGCTTGACGCTTTGCAATCATTACCAGAGCCACTACTTGAATCAGTTGGTTTTGATGAAAAGGAGATTGACTCACTAACAAAAATTTGGGGTGAGGCTCCTAACCTAGACGCACTTTATGACCAGATAGGTGAACCTACAGAGGAAGATGGTATGACCCGTATAACTATCTACGTACCGTTCCTGACAGCAGAGAAATGGAAAGCCGCTCTAAAGGCAACTGGGTTATCAGATGTAACGGCGGCCACAAGCAAGGCCATAGATGCTGCCTTTGAGAGTTTGACTTGACACAAGACCCCATCAAGCTAAGGTATCCCGTAAATTCCCTAGCTAGTTTTCATTACTTCAAGAGCAAAGACATCGCAGAGATGCAGGGTTGGGGTCTTAGGCTAATCGGGGACAGCGGTGCTTACTCAGCAGAAACCCAAGGCAAGCCAATAGACATTGAGGCTTTCATAAGGTGGGGTCATAAGTGGAAGGAAAACTTGGCTTGGTTAGCCAGTCTTGACGTCATTGGCGACAAGGACGGTAGTTGGGATAATTACAAATACCTAAAAAGCCAAGACCTAGATATAATTCCGACAATACATTACGGGTGTGACCCAAAAGAATTAGACCGCTACGTAGATGACGGTGTAAATTTTCTAGGTCTGGGTGGTATGGTATCTAAAAAATCTGAGAGCCAAAGACTACTACGCTGGACACTTGCTGTTTTTAAGTACGCTAGGGATAACTTTCCAGATGTAAGGTTTCATGGTTGGGGTGTTACTCATCCACAACTAGTGTTGAATCTGCCTTGGTACTCAGTGGACTCATCTGGATTCTCGTCAGCCTACAGGTTTGGCAGACTTAGCCTTTTCAATCCAAAGACTGGTAAAAACATCGGCATCAACCTAGACGGTAAAGAAATCTACCAGCACACAGAGCTACTTAGAAAAGTCTATAATTGTGACCCCGATGAGGTAGCTATCTCAAATACACACACAAGGCGACAGTTAGTTAGATTATCCGTAGCCTCAGTTCAGCAGATGGAAAATTTTCTAAGACACAGACATAATGTCAGTCCACCGTCTTACGGGGTCAATCCTAAAGTTGAGGTAGCTGGCCCACACATACACGTAGCGGGGTCTGCCGAAAAGGACTTCAACAGCATGGGCCGTACCGTTGGACCGTCTGTACACTTTGTAGATACCTACATTGGTCACCTAAAAATGACACAAGATTTATAGACACGCTGTAAGTTAGTTTGATACAGTTTATAGCACAAAAGCACTACACTAGATAACAAGGAGATTAGATGCCAGAAGTTACTTTGATTGTGTCAGGCGGTATGGACTCAGCCACACTCGCCTACTACTACGCCAGTAAAGAGATGGATGTTCATTTAGTGGGGTTCAATTATGGTCAGCGTCACTCCAAAGAACTTCTTAGTTTAGAACTTATTGCTAAGGCCCTTGATGCCTCTTGGCAGGTTGTAGACCTTACAGCTCTAAAGTCTGCTCTAGCTGGGTCAAGTCTTACGTCCGATGACGTTGAAGTACCAGACGGACACTACGCCGAGGAAACCATGCGTATTACCGTAGTGCCTAACCGCAACGCAATCATGCTGGCTATCGCCACTGGCATAGCAGTATCACGTGGGTCTGAGTTTGTAGCTACTGGCGTACATGCTGGCGACCACTACATCTACCCAGACTGCCGACCTGAATTTATTGAGGCCATCTCGGAAGCATTTGTCTTAGGTACAGACGGTCACGCCGACAAAAACTTTAGGGTAGAGGCTCCGTTCGTACAGATTACAAAAGCTAAGATTGCCGAACTAG